TTCAACAAATGAATGCTCTACGCAAAAAGAATGGTCTGGAACTTTTGAAAGAAGAAAAGCGGATTCCAAAAACACGAAAGAATCAAGACCCTGATACTCATTCAGATTTGTATACAGACGAAGACCCAAGAGGCACAATTCACGGACTTGGTTTCAAGGATGTAGAGACTGCCGAGGCATCGGTTCGAAAAATCAAAGCGTCTGACCGGACGCACGCTCACAAGATTCAGGCTGCGATTGCAATGGAGCAACGAGCCAAGGTGATGAAGAAAACTGCTGAGGCTGCGGTGTATCGAAAGTATATCGAGCAGATGAAAAAGAAAACGAAAGAGATGCAAGAAGAACGAAAAGCCCCGAGAGACAAGGGTAGTGGTCTTCCTAAAAAGTATGTGAGCGGACTGAGCGACAAAGAGGCAAAACAAAAAGCAAAAGAAATCGAGAAAAGAATGGAATTGCCAAAGGATCATCCCGATGCCTACAAGCCAGTTGATGACGTAGAAGATCCATCTATCATCGATAAAAAGAAATCACAACAAAAATCAAAAGCCACTGCCAAGTTTCAGAAAGCGTTTGGTGAGTCTTTCATAGAATATATTGAAGAGAAAAAAATTAAGGGTATTGAAAACAAAGCAAAGAAAACTGGCGTGTCTTATGGAATCTTGAAACAAGTTTATGATAGAGGCATGGCGGCATGGAGAACTGGTCATCGTCCCGGCATCGCTCAACAACAGTGGGCTTTCGCAAGAATCAACTCTTTCTTGACAGGTGGTAAAACACAAAAGACCACAGACAAAGACTTGTGGGCAAAGGTTCCAGAAGGTGTCAAATCAGGTATCAAGGCTAAACTGAAAGAGGAAGCCTACCTTCCCGGTCAGGCTACCACATCTCACGGAGGTAAAAGTGGTCGTGGTGGTAAGCCGGGTCCGAGGATGTCAAGACAAAGAAAGAATCGTGCGGCGGTGCTTGATCATTTGATTCTCAATGGCATTCAAGTCTTGAATCAACCAGCCGATGTTAGACAAAAAGGTTCATCGGATACCTTCGTGGTTGCAAAGAAAGACTTGAAGAGAGCCACAGAGATTGTGGACGACTATTTCAGTAAGAAATATGTCAGAATGCACATGGCAAAAAACCAACTTCGACGAGAGAACTATAAAATTATCGCAGAAGATGTGAACGAGGAGGTCTACAAAGACTCTGGACTTGGCGACTGGTTCGGCAAAGGCGGAGGCGGCGGCAAAGAAAGTGGTGGTTGGGATAGGTTTAACACGGCAGGTGAACGTATCGGCAAGTGTGGTGATGCAAAGAAAGGTGCAGCATACTCGGCGTGTCTCTCTGCCGAAAAAGCAAAGCAACTTGGAAAAAAAGGCATCGCAGATTTTGTCAGACGTAAACGCGATGCACAAAAGAAAGCCGGAGACAAAGCCAAGGGTGGGGAGTCTAAAAAAGGACAAAAACCAGTCATGGTGAAAACAGGAGCAAAAGGTTTGGACAAGAAAAACGAATCGTACATGTCATTCACAGACTTTATCTCAGAGGGTGAGAACAAGCCAAACAACCCAGCCCTGTGGAAAAAAGCCATTGCAAAAGCAAAAGCAAAGTTTGATGTTTATCCATCAGCCTATGCCAACGCTTGGGCATCTAAGTGGTACAAGAGCAAAGGCGGGACTTGGAGTAAAAAGTAATGATGTCGTTCAAGCAGTTTATTGATGAGGATGTTCGTAAAATGCCAGATGGTGGATTTGGTGTTTATGCAGACAAATTCAAAACTGTTAAAACAAAGGGCGGCAAAACAAAACGTCAGCGTATCATGACTCCGGGTGGACAACACGCAAAAGAGTTAAAGAAAGTTTACAAGAACGAAAAAGATGCCAATGATTATATGGCAGCAATTATGATAGCAAAGGGTGGCGGATGAAATCTTTCAAAAGTTTTGTTACAGAAATGGCGGCTAAAGAGATTGATGTCTCTGAGTTTCCTAATCCACTTCGCGGAAGGATCAAAAATATCTTTCAGAAAAAGGGTGAGATGGACGGATCAGATGCAGATGATAAAGTAAACACAAAGTTTAGAAGTTGGAGTGCGAATCAACTCAAACCATCACAGTCTGCAATCTATCTTGGTAAGTCGCTCGGTATGGCTGTCGGTGGAGTTAAGGGTGGAAACTTAGGTTCGATGGTTTCTGGCGATGATCATATTCTTGATGGACACCATCGTTGGGCTGCCACTCTTTTTGCCGAGCCAAAGGCAAAGATTTTTGGAACAGAGGTCGATCTTGGTATTGGTGATCTAGTCCCTGTGCTTCGCTCGTTGGGTGATGCATTTGGTAATAAAAGAAGAGGTGAGCCAGCAGGTGGCGATGTCAACATTTATAACGCGACCATTCAAGATGCGATGGATGCGATAATGAGCGGTAAAAATATGAATCCTAAATTTTACGATAGAAACAAAGCAGTGGCTTGGTTGGAAAGTATTGGCGGAGAAGCCGAACTTGCAAAAAGACTTAAGTTTATTCAATCCAAGAAACCACCAACTGGCGCACCGCCAAGAAATCAAATGCCTGTGATCGATGCAGACTCAGGTGAAGACAAAACTGCGGCAACGCTTCTCAAACGAGGTAGTCTTGACGTAAGACCCCCATACGCAAAGGTGTAAAATGAAAAGTTCAGCAATTAGAAAACAAAATAATCAAGCGATACCTGCCGGTAGTCGCTTATGGACACCGGCAAACATTGGCAACGATCTCGTTTACTGGATGCGACCAGAGATGATTCGTCCACACAACGGTGAGTCAACCTCCACATCAGACCTCGCACAGAATAAATGGATTGACTCAAGTTTCAATGGTTACGAAGCAGGAACACCTACTAACCAACAGTTTTCTAGCATTAATACTTGTCAGTTTCAGAGTGCTGGAATATCATTTGGAACACAAAACGCAAAGACTTTCCCGACTTATAGATCGTCAAATGGATCACAACATGGCGGTTGTTTGTCTTTTTCTGACTCTAATGCTCCAAGAATCGACCCCGGCACTGGTGCATTCACAATCATTGGTGTATGTAGACTCACAAGATCTGAAAGTGCGTCTGTCCCCTACTCTGGAACAAAACTAACAATCGCCTCCGATGGCAATGGTTCATCATCAGCGAGTAACTTTGAGTATAAACTCACAGTCTCTTCAAACGGCAGCAGTGACCCAAGCACACTGGTGATTAGTGCAAAATGCGGAAGCAGCACCTTATCAAACACGGTTGAGTCTAAAGCAGGAAATTCTCAAATCTTTGACGAAGATTCTTTTATGTTTGCGTATGACAGAGATGGTAGCGGTAATGCCGAACTCTTCAACAATGGTGTTTCTCTCGCCACAGGTACAGGTCATGACGCAGATATGGCAGACACCGGACCTAGAAATATTTTCGGTCTGGTGTCAGCCCAAGCGACTGGATTTATTTACGGGGCTGACAACGGTGGTCACAGAATGGCAGAGACTATTTGTTTCAACAACGATGATGCGACTACTCGGATTCTTTGTGAGGGATATCTTGCACATAAGTACGGCAGACAGAACAAACTGGCATCCACTCATAAATATCGATACGGACCACCAAGAGTATGAAATCTTTTAAACAGTTTGTAAATGAAGAGATCACACTACCAAACAGAAAGTTTGTCAAGATCCCTACAAACGTGCTTGGACAAAACAACGATATCACAAATGATATCTTTAACATGATCGATAAAACATACAGAAACATCGGAGGCTATCCAGACTTTAAAAAGTCAACCGATCTTCCTGATAATCACACAGACTGGTTCGCCGCTAATGTGGACAAAGACCCAGACGCAGACATCACTACGTTTGGTAAGACTAAAGCAGGAAACTACAAACTTACTGGTGCAGCGTCCGATGGGTCTGAACCGGCAAAAGCATTTCTTATCAATAAACTTGGTAAGTTGATGAAAACTCCCGGTAACTACGCAGAAGCCAGTGACGCTCTCGCTCATGTTCTCATGACTAGAAAAAATGTTCCGTTTGTCGGAGATGAGGAAAGTATTCAAAAACTTCTTCCGGGCAAATCATTTACGTTTATTGGTAAACATCCTGATGGTAAATATCCAAACTATACAGGGTGGTATACAAGAAACATTGGCGGTAAAAAACTTCTTAAGATTATTTTAGGAAATCCTAAAGGTGTTCGGGTGGAAAACCCTTGACAGGAAGGAAACGAATGGTAGAGTGCTTCTATGAACATTTTCGCAGTAGACGAACATCCCATTCGTGCCGCACACCAAATGGTGGACAAGCACGTTGTCAAAATGATTCTGGAAGCGGGTCAAATGCTATCCACTTCCCATCGTGTTCTTGACGGCGACGAATACTACGATAAAACTAAAAATGGACGGCGAATCAAGCGATGGAGTTTGAGTGATGAACGTGAGGATAAACTTTGGAAAGCATCGTTTGTCAATCACCCATGCACACGCTGGACGATGGAAAGTCGCATGAACTATCGATGGCACGCGACACACGCTCTGGCATTGTGTCGAGAATACACACACCGATACGAAAAAACGCACAAAGCACAACCACTGATTGAATATCTTTTTAATCGTGAGCCTATCAATATTGCTTCGAAAGAACAAACAAAGTTTGCTATTGCAATGCCGGATCAATATAAGGTAGAGTGTCCTGTCGAATCTTATCGAAACTACTACAGAGGAGAAAAGGCTTACTTCGCAAAATGGAAAAACCGTGAAGTGCCGGACTGGTGGCAATGAAACTAAACAAAGGTGATACCGTTTTGGTTACTGGTGGTGCAGGATATATTGGTAGCCATATTACACTTTCCTTGCTTGACTCTGGACATGAAGTGATCGTCGTTGATAGAGATGACACTGCGTGTAAACATCTGCAAAAGTGTTTGAGTCGAAGAAAAAAACTTAAGGTCTATAACGCTGATATTTCAAACGATGTGTATATGGATGGCATCATGACAAACAACGATGTCAAAGCCGTCGTTCATTGTGCCGCTGATATCTCTGTTCCAGAGTCCATGGACAACCCGTTGAAATATTATGAAAACAACGTAGGCAAAACTCTTATCCTTTTAGAACGAATGAGAAAACACAATATCAATTTGTTTGTCTTCTCTTCATCCGCTGCCGTTTACGGAACCACAAAAGAAGCGGACATTCTTGAACTGACTGAGCAAACACCCTGCCGACCTATCAGCCCGTACGGCGAATCAAAGTTGATGGTTGAAACCATTCTTCGAAAGCACTCGCTTCGGAATCCAAATTTTAGATATGTTTCGTTTAGATTTTTCAACGTCGCTGGTAACGATATTGGAAACAAAATCCAAGACGTTAGATGGAGAAAAAAACATAACTTGGTTCCAAAATTGTTCGCCAGCGTGATTGATGAAAAAAATGATTTTGAGGTGTACGGAACTAATTACGACACGAAAGATGGTTCGTGTGTTAGAGATTATGTTCATCCATATGATATTGCATCCGCTCATATGATTGCCTTGAAAGAGGAGAAGATCATCGGAACTTACAACTTAGGTTCATCAAAAGGATCGTCAGTGTGGGATGTCGTAAAAGCCGCCGTAAGTATCACAGAGTTTGAGATGGAAATTTTGAACGGGCGAGCAAGAAAAGGAGATCCGCCTATTCTTTTGGCAGACTCGACAAGGTTTAGGGAAGCCACAGGCTGGGAACCTATTTACAGTCTTGATGAAATTGTAATGACCGCATACAAAGCATACAAAAAGGTTAAGTAATGAATGAAAAACAAAGAGAAGTATATCTCATTGATTTGATTGAAGAAATTTCTGAGAATATTGAGTCTGCTTACCAGAGGATTCTAAATGATGAAGAATTTGTGATGCCAGACTTTGAATCAATTATTAAAAAAAGAGATATTACAGAAAAAGAATGTGAAATGGTTTGTTCTGCTTTTTCCCAACCATTCAATGAAATGCATGACTTGATTGAGGGAAATGAAGAATTAGAAAAAAAATATTCTTTCCTATCCACCGAAAAAAGAAAAAGTATCGTAAGTGTGCTAGATGCCCTTGTGAACTCTTGCCTATCGGTGTATACTGACACACAACCTGATTTTCAGGATTTGAAGGAGAATATTAGAAAGTTAGCGAAAGATGAAAAAGAAGAAGCACAATAAAAGAAACAATGACCGTAAAAACTTTGGTGGTCGGGATCGTGGAGAAAAATTTAGTGCTAAACGATCAATGAGAAACACCGATCAACAAATGATTCGAAACATCAACTCAGGCAAAATCAAAGCCGAAGACTTAGAGGAATATTATGACGATCACGGATAAAGGATTGAATTTGACAAAACAAACTGTTGCCATTCTGAAAAGCATGGCAGGCATCAACTCAAATGTTCATGTGATGCCGGGAAATGAACTTGTGACAGTTTCCCCACAGAAAAACATCATGTTCACAGCAAAAGTTGACGAAACTTTCCCGACAGAATTTGCAATCTATGATTTGAATCAATTTTTGTCCACATATTCGCTCCTGAGTGATGCAGAAGTGGTGTTTGGTGAAAATCATTGTGTGATTACGTCCGGTCGCCAGTCTTGTAAATACCACTATGCTGATACGAGGCTCGTAGACGGCTGTAGACCCCCCTCTAAACTCTCCATGCCAGAGGTCAAGGTTGCCTTTGATCTGCCACAGCAAGAACTCACAGATCTTCTGAGAGCCTCTGCCGTCCTTCAACTCCCAGACATCATGTTTACCAATGACGAGGGCGTGGTGAAGATCGTGGCATTTGATAAGGAGAAGGCAAACACGACCAACAAGTATGAAATTGAAGTGACTCCGAAAGAAATGTTGCAAAATTGTAACTTCAAGATTTTTATCAAATCAGAAAACTTGAAGATTCTTCCGGGCGACTACGAAATCTTGCTCCATGAAACTCTGGCGATTCAGATGAATCACGCCGATATTGAGGCAAATTATATTCTTGCCGTGACCAGTGACTCTGTTTACAATGGACTGTTATGATGAAAGAACAATATCTTTGGGTGGAAAAGTATCGCCCAAAAACAATCAAAGATTGTATTTTGCCGCCGGAATTAAAGGAGACACTACAAGCGATTGTTGACTCTGGTGAGATGCAAAATCTTATGCTATCTGGTGGTCCGGGTTGTGGAAAAACGACTGCGGCACTGGCGATGTGTGAGGAGATGGGTATCGATTCCATCAAAATCAACTGCTCGGAGGATGGCAACATCGACACTCTACGAACAAGGATTCGTGACTTTGCCTCAACACAATCGTTGATTGCAGGGAAAAAGGTGGTGATCCTTGATGAGTTTGACTATGCCAACGCAAATAGTTTTCAGCCAGCACTTCGTGGGTTTATCGAAGAGTTTTCTGCAACCTGTAGATTTGTCCTGACTTGTAATTTTAAGAACAGAATCATTGAGCCTCTACACTCCCGATGCACTTGTATTGACTTCAAGTTTAGCAAAGAAGAGCAAATGAAAATGGGTTCCAAGTTTTTGCAAAGACTTGAGAAAATCCTAACGGACGAAAATGTGGAGTATGATGGTAGAGTTATCGCAAGACTGATCATGCGTCACAGCCCCGACTGGCGACGAATCTTGAATGAGTGTCAGAGATATTCTGCGACTGGAATCATCGATACGGGCATCTTGTCTGAGATTGGTGATGTGGGTGTTCATTCCTTGATGGAAATTTTGAAGAACAAAGAGTTCACGAAGTTGCGTCGATGGGTAGTGGATAACTCAAACAATGATGAGTCTGAAATCTATCGAAAAATTTATGACGGCTTGAGTGATTACTTGAAGCCCCAGTCTGTCCCTGCGGTCATCTTGATTTTGGCAAACTATCAATACAAGGCTGCTTTCGTCGCTGATTCAGAGATCAACATGATGGCATGTCTAACCGAGATCATGATGGAGGCGATGTTTAAATGAGCGACCTCTTTGTTTTTACCGAGGCTTTCAATTGTGGTAGACTACTGATCCCATTTTTAGATTCATACTTCCAACACCACGACGAAACAATCCATATTGTAATGTCAAAAAAGGATATCGAAGAGGCGGGATCTGTCTTGGAGAATCCAAAGGTCGTGGTGATTGATGTCACCGATGATCAAAACTTCAATAGATTTTGGGAGCATGGTCATGCAGGAACGGCTCTTGCGTTTGCCTCTGCCATTCGATTTTGGGGTGCAGGTAAAAAGATAATTCACTTTGACTCTGACGTTTTGTTTAAACAAAACTGCATTGATGAAATCGTCGAACATTTAAATAATGGTTATGCTGCCGCAGGTCCGATGAGAGCCTATAAACATAATTTAGGTGGTCACAAACAGTATGCTAATCATCCTGATGCCATTTCAACTTACGCCTTTGGTGTGGATTCAACAAAGATTCCAGAACAAGAGTTTTCACTTTTTATACAAATGTGTCACGGACGAGTTGATCCAACAGGCAGAGAAGTTCTTGACTTTTTTGATCCAGTCACTTTCTCTATCATTGACGCAGGAGGAAAAGTAAAATATCTTTGTGAAAAGGATTGGGGCAGCACAACCCACGAAGGGTCTTTAGACAACGGATTTGAAAATAATGTTCACTTTAACGTCGGAAACAAAATCGTTCATTTTGCTGGCGTAGGCAGTGGTCTTGCTTTCGAAAAAGGTAGATCCTCTCCACTGGTAAATCATAATTTAGGATACCTCAAATGGGCTTTGGGAAGATGGTCACTTTACTCAAAACTTTTATTTGATGAAGAGGTTTCTTGTCCTGACGAAGCAGTTTACTCAGAACTTACTGGTGTGAATGAAGGTAAAAAGATGTGGACTGGTGGCGGCTATGATGATAGTATCTACGAGTCAATGAAAAGAGAGTGTGTTGAATGAGTGACATTGGAATTATTGGAAATGGTTTTGTTGGTGGAGCGGTGGCTTATGGTTTCCGTGATCAAAAACCCTTGATCTATGATATCAATCCTGACGCATCCACACACAGTTTTGATGAGGTTGCAAACTGTAAATATCTTTTCATTTGCCTGCCCACACCGATGGTAAGTGAAACTGGTGGTGAGGCAAACACCAGCATTGTTGAAGAGTGCTTGGAAAGATTATATCAAAACAAAGATCAAGTAATCCTGCTCAAGTCTACCGTTCCGGTTGGCACGACTAAAAGACTGGCTAAAAAGTTTCGTTTGAGAAACTTAGTTCACTGTCCTGAGTTCTTGACCGCTGCAAATGCAAAGCATGATTTTGTGAACGCTGATAGGACTGTGATTGGATCACCATATCTTAGAGATAACATTGAAGAAAAATATTCCGAAATGGCAAAAGAACTGTTCTTGAGAGTTTTTCCCGACATTCCCGTTTATACCATGACATCATGTGAGTCAGAGATGGTGAAGTATACGGCTAACTGTTTCCTTGCGACTAAAGTTGGTTTTTTCAATATGATTTTTATGCTTGGCGAAAAGTTGGGTTTGGACTACAATCGTGTTCTTGAGGGAGTCTTGTCTGATCCTAGAATCAGCAAATCACACACGGCTGTTCCCGGTCCTGACGGAGACTATGGATTTGGTGGCACATGTTTTCCAAAGGACGTAAACGCGATGATTAAAAGTTTGCAAGATCATGGTGTGTCTCCTAGTATTTTGGAATCTGTCTGGAAGGACAATATGCAATACAGAAACAACTGGGACTGGGCAAAGAACGCCTCGGCGGTAAAGGCAAATGAAACTATCTGAGTATTTGAACGCGATTAATCACTCCAAGGACGATCTCCTTGTTGATGAACATGCTGAAAAAAAGTATGTCCCTTTTGTGGTGAATCGTTGTCTGTCATACTTTCCTGATACGATCATGCAGGCGAACGAAATGAATATGTTGCCGAATGCAGAAAAAAAGATGCAGTTTGATTATCTTCGACACTCTGTTCGAAAACGCAAGCGATTTAGCAAATGGCTAAAAAATGAAACCGATCCTCGACTCGATTCAATAAAATTATTTTACAATTGTGGGTCAAAAAAGGCATTGGAGATTATCGCTGTTCTTTCAGACGAACAAATTGATGAAATCCATGAGAATATTCTGAAAATGACTGTCTCCTAAATACTTGTGACAGCGATGTGATCTGTCATTAGTATTATGGAGTTGAAATGGACACAGATAAAATAGTGGAGAGTCTGGTCGAGGTGCGTCTTTCTGACCCTCAAGACTTCCTAAAAATCAAAGAAACATTAACGAGAATCGGTGTGTCCTCTAGAGTAGGCAATAAACTTTATCAGTCTTGCCATATTTTACATAAAAGAGGAAAATATTACATCACACATTTCAAAGAACTTTTTGCCCTTGATGGTCTTCCATCAAAAATGTGCGAAGAGGATGTTGGCAGACGAAATGCAATCGTGGGTCTTCTTTCAGAGTGGGGACTCTGTGAAATTGTAGAACCGTCCTCATGTGACGATCCTGTAACATCACTTCGACGAATCAAAATTCTATCCCATAAAAACAAAAACGAGTGGGAACTGATCCCTAAATACCACATTGGTAAAAAGCCAGCAAAGGAAGAAGAATGAAACCACCGAGCAGAAAATCGTGTTACAATTTCAGAGTCACAGAGGTAGCCCGTGTTATTGATGGTGACACGATTGATGTTGTGATTGACTTGGGGTTTGACTTGTATAAAAAGGAGCGTGTTCGTATCGCTGGCGTAGACACACCTGAAAAAAGAACTAGAGATCTTGAAGAAAAGAAACTGGGTATTGATGCCACAAACTGGCTCAAAGATCAACTGGACTCTGCTATCTCTGGTGAGGATGACTTGGTGATTCGAACTGAACTTGATGGTGGCTTTGGTAAATACGGTAGACTTCTCGGCTGGCTTTACATCGGCGATGAAACTGTATCGATTAATGAAAAAATGATTGCAGAGGGCTATGCGTGGAAGTATGATGGTGGAACTAAAAATAAGAATTTCCAAGAGTTGAGGGAGATTCGAAACTTGGCGTGAAAGGTTTGTGATGCAACTGGATATTCGTAATGTAAGAACTCGTTGGATTAACGTCGATAAAGACGAACAAAAAGCAAAAGAAATGGTCGAACTTTTTGAAGCAAAAGAGTTTACCGACCATCAGAGATTTTCAGCCGTTACAGGTATCGAGCCTCATGAGGGTGTTGTCCGTGGCGAGGAACACTACCGTAATTGTGCAGAGTCTCACTTCAAAATTCTAGAGGAAACTATTCTTAAAGATGGTAAGCCAGTCCTGATTCTTGAGGATGATGTTGAAATCAACGCTGGTGTCTTTCAAAATAATCTACCAATCCCCGATGATGCCGACGCGGTTTATTTAGGAACGTCACACGGTGACGGAAACTATGAGGCTATCGATTTAAGAAACGGTTGGACAAAAATTCAAAGAGTTTTTTCCACACACGCCATTCTACACCTTTCCGAAAAGTTTGCTCAGGGAATGGTCGATGTGGGTAAGAGATGGATATACGAAATTAATCGACCGTTTGATGTGGGCGTTGCGTATGATCTACAACCACATTGCGTGGTATACGCCCCAAAGATTCCATTCTTTTATCAAGCCGATTCAAAAAACACCGTAAACAAGTGGGAGCATCTTACAAAAACTCCACTTAGAACAAAAAAACCATTTAGTCTAGGAACGATTAATTGATTACCTTTCCGCTTTTAGGATATTGGGGTAGGTTGGGCAACCAAATGTTTCAGTATGCAGCCCTCATGGGATTCGCTAAAAAACATGACTATCAATATGGTATTTGTTTTAATCACTCAAATGTTTACGGTGGTTTTTCAATTCATAAAGAAAGACTACAACTTTTAGACTGTTTTGAATTATCATGTGAGGACACAAAGGGTGGGCTTCATGAAACAACTCTTGAAGAAATCCCCGTTGATTATGATCTTCCCGATAATGTAAATCTTCATGGTTACTATCAATCTGAAAAATACTTTAAGCACATTGAAAATGAAATAAGACAAGAATTCTTTTTCAAGAAAGAAATAAGAGAAAAGGCTGCTGCTATTCTCCCACAAAATGTTTGTGTTTCTGTCCATGTAAGGAGAGGCGACTACGTTAATCTTTCTCACATTCATACTAATTTGGGGGCTGAGTATTATAAAAATTCCCTTGATCATTTTGAGGGTTACACGCCAGTTTTTATCTCTGATGATATCGATTGGTGTAAAGATGAGTTTTCAAATGTTCAAGACGCTGTTTTTGTGGAGAGTGAATCTGAATATGTTGATATGTGTGTGATGACAATGTGTAATGCTCATGTAATCGCCAATAGTAGTTTCAGTTGGTGGGGATCATGGTTGGGGCAAGGAGAGACTATTGCACCAAAGCAATGGTTCACCGGAGAGCAAGGACCGACTGAGTGGGAGGACGTATACTGTGAAGGATGGATTAGAAAATGATTAAAGCATTCAATAGATTCGATCAATCTTTTTTGCCTATTTTTGAAAAATATGCTGACGATCCAATGGATCGTAATATCCTAATCGACGCATCTATCTTATTGAATAACGAAAATCCCGAGGCAGAAAATTCTGTCGCGTGGCTCACTGAAAGTATGCCGGTGCTTAATCACTATGGTGAAATGATGTTTGATCAAAATGCTGATGTCAACTTTGAAAGTGTATTAATTAATCACATCAAACAAAATGCATTGAAATCTAAACGAATTTATACATGGGATAAAAGATTTGCAGAGTTTGATAATGCCATCATAACAGATCCTCCATTTCCGTCTTGGGTGGGTGATGAAGATTCAAAAATTTATGATAAAACAGATAGTGTGTGTTTCATAACATCAAACAAAGCATTTACTCCCGTGCAGGAAACAAGAGTTCAAATTGCAGAACACTATAAAGGCACAGATACTCTTCATGTGTTTGGTCGCGGATACAATGAGATCGACAACAAAGTGGACGCTCTTGCTTCACATAGATTTTGTATCGTGATTGAAAATGCAGTGATTCCCGGCTGGCACACTGAAAAGATTTTGGATTGCTATAGAACGGGAACAGTTCCAATCTATGTTGGCGATCCTTGCATCGGCGACAAGTTTAACACGGATGGTATGCTTTTTCTGAAAGAGGGGGACATTCTTGATGACATCCTAAATAGTCTAAATGAGGATCTCTACCAAGAAATGCTACCTCATGTAAAAGACAACTTTGATCGTGCTATGAAATACAACAACATGCCACATCGTGTTGTGCATGAAATGATTGAAAATGAAAGGCAGTTTGAGAGTGAGTGAAAATTTCTTTTCTATTGTGATGGTTGGTTATAATTCAAAAGAGTGGATCAATAGAGCCGTTGAATCTGTTCTTGCACAAAATTACAAAAATTTTGAAATTGTTGCCGTTGATGCACTGACTGATGATGGAACATATGAGGCTCTTCAAGAATACGAGCATCTCGATAATTTCAAGTTGTTTAGAAGCCCCAAAAGATCATTTCAAGTTGAAAACACTTTGTTTGGTGTAAAAAATTCAAAGCCAAACTCTATTGTTGTTACACTTGATTTTGATGACTGGCTCCCCGATGCAGATACACTTACAAGACTCAATGAGGTTTACACGGAAGATGTGTGGATGTCTTACGGGACATATTGTGAGTATCACGGTGAGGACAGATATCGAGTTTTCGAAAAAGGATTCTTTCACAGATACCCTGACGAAATCGTGGAAAGTAATGATTTTAGATCATATCGATGGCTTGCATCACACCTTAGAACGTTTAGAAGAGAATTGTTTTTGTCCATCGATGACAATGACTTGAGAGATACTGATGGTGAATACTATAGCATGGCTGGAGACTTTGCTTTTATGTTCCCGATGCTTGAAATGGCAGGCGATAGATTTGAATACGTTCCAGACGTAATGTACGTTTACAACAGAACCAATATTTTGGCAGAGGACAAAGTTGATCATTTACAAACAGAGCAAAAAGGTGTGGTCAGACAAGAGCAAACTGCCGACAGAGTTAGGCAAAGTAAAAGATACTCTAAACTAGACTGCCTTCCATATCCTCTTGAGGAGGTGAATCAATGAAATACTTGGTTACTGGTGGTGCGGGTTTTATTGGGTCAAACATCGTTGACAGACTAGTGAGTGCCGGACATGGTGTTGTTGTTATCGACAATGAATCATCTGATGCTCATGATTATTTTTACTACAATGATAAAGCAAAGTATTACAAGCACGACATTTGCGATCATGACAAAATTAAACATTTGTTTAAAGGTGTCGATACCGTTTTTCATTGTGCTGCCGAGGCAAGAATACAACCAGCGATCAAAAATCCTTTACTTGCCGTGAAAACCAATTCATATGGAACCTGCTCAGTTTTACAGGCAGCAAGAGATATGGGTGTTAGACGAGTTGTGTATTCATCCACCTCATCAGCATATGGATTAATCAACGAAGTCCCCCAAGTTGAAACACAACCCGATGATTGTCTAAATCCTTACTCCGTTTCAAAAGTCTCCGGCGAAAAGTTGTGTAAAATGTATTCTGATTTGTTTGGTCTTGAAACTGTGATTTTCAGATACTTCAACGTTTATGGAGAGCGTCAACCACTTCGTGGACAGTATGCTCCTGTAGTCGGTTTGTTTTTAGAACAAATGAAAAAAGGAGAGCCACTTACTATCGTCCCCGATGGTGAACAAAGAAGAGACTTTACTCATGTCTCTGATGTGGTAAGTGCAAACATCCTTGCGTCAACCGTAAAACTAGAGAAATACGGACAAGTTTTCAATGTCGGGACTGGAACAAATTTTTCGGTAAACGAACTTGCAAAAATGATTTCTGATAATACAATAATGATCGAG